AATGGTGCGTTATTTTGGTATCTATTACTTGGAGCTTGATAAGCATTTGATGCTAGTCCAAATATTGATGTTTGAGGATTTGAATATCCTATTGTTCCTGCTCCAAAATTAGTATAAGCTGGAGCCGAGATATTAGGATCCCCAATATTTGAATATTGGTTATGTAATTTAGAATATCCAACAATACTAACGTCAGCAGGTGTATTTCCTTGTCCTGGAGGTGATGGTGGTACAGCTAAATTTGAACCATCATTATCAAATAAAATTTTAAGTCCCATGGTTATTTATTTTTTTAATTGTTTGGTTTTGTTATAAATATTAACCTATTCTAGAAGTTGCTAGTGCTATGGATTTACCTACTTTAGCTCCATCCATATAAACATCACCACCAGATTTAACTGCTGTTATTAATTCTCTTAGAAGGGCATTAGTTTCATTATTAGTACCCCCACCAAATCCTAATTGTGGTGCTTTACTTAAAGGTACTACAGCTTCAGGTTCACCAGCTTCACCTATTAAAGCTCTGGTAGGTTTGGTAACTATACCTCCAGTAGCTAATTCTGTGTGTTGGAGTATTCCTCCACCAGCTAATCCAGCAATAGCCCCAATAGCAGTTCCGATTCCTGGGGCAATTGCAGTTCCTGCTGCAGCTCCTGCAAGAGCACCAGTTATAGCTCCTAAAAAAGGTTCTATAGATACAACGAAATTAACCATTTTTTCAATAAAAGGAATTAGAGGATCAACTAATTTAATAAATAAATCTGTTAGTTTTTCTGTAATAGCTGCTAATTTTTCTTGTTGTGATGTAGATTTTAATTGAGCTCCAAGTAGATCATCTTGTCCGCTTAATCTTAATTCATTTAAAGCTTCTTCATGTGAAAATCCTTCATCTATTAAAGAATTATAAGCTTCTTGAGCTACAGAAGCTGATTTAAGACCCGCTGCTCTTAAAGCATTCATTTTTTCTTGTTCTATTAACATCCCTGCTAATTCATCCCTAGTCATTCCAAAGGCTTTAGCTAAAGCTTGTCTTTGAATAACATTCATTTCTTCATACTCAGCTGCTGTTCCTACTTGTTCCGCTATTTCTTTAGCTAAAGTTGCTTGATCCCCAGCTAAAGCAGCTGCTCTGGCTCTTTCTAGATTAAGTTGTTTTCCTGTTAGTAATTCTGCTTCTAATTCAGCTCCTATAGAAGATTCAAAATCTAATAAATTACTTTGGGTTTGTTCTAATTGAGATGCAGAAATACCTAATAGTTTTTGTTGGAATACTTGATTAGCCATTTCACCAGTATTCAATCTATTAGTTAATAATTGATCATTAGATAACTCAGCTATTCCTTCTTGTATTTCCTTCATATTTAAAGTAATACCTGATTGTTGGTTTAGCTGCATAGTTACATCACTAACAGATTGAAGTTGATCTTTAGTATTATTACCTGCTATGGTTGCTTGAGTAGCAAACATTTCCATAGCTTTACCTGATAGTCCTGTTCTTTCTTGAATTAAAGCAAAATCTGATACAAATTCTCCTGATAGCTTAACTGATGTTCCAAATGCGTTGTTTAATTGCATTTGAGCTTCTATCATATCTTTAGATGATATTAGTAGATTATTAGAACTAACAGCTACTTGTGTCATTTCAGCATTTAACTCCTGAGCTTCCTGGTATGATATACCTAAATTTTTAGCTGTGTCCCCTGCTCTACCATCTATAATTTTAAATGCTTCTACCAATTTAGAAACAACAGCTGCTAATACAGCTGCAGGGCCTAAAGCTTTTGTTAATGAAGATCCTAAAGATTTAAATCCAGCAGCAAGAGATGATGCTTTTTTAGAAGCTAATAAATTAGATGTTGCAGTTGATCTAGCGGCTTCTGCTGCATCTTCAAAAGGACCCGAAAATTTACTTAAACCTGGGATTTTTTTAACTATATCTGATATTCCCCCAAATGTTTTGACTCCAAAATCATCAGCTATTTCATTAGATTGTTGGGCAATTTTATTTAGATTTTTTTCTAATTTTTGGGCTGCTTCTATCTGTTCATTTATAGTTTGAACTAAATCGTTATTAAGATCATTTTGATCTTTAGCTAAATCTTTCTTTTGTGCATCTAAAAGAAGTATATTATTCGTTAATTGGGCTTGTTTTTTAGCTAAATCATTATTGGTTTTAGCAAGACCTAATTCATCAACAGATATAGAATATGCTTCTTTAGATATCTTAGTTATTTGATTAGATAAAGATCTTAAATTTCTTTTTTCTTCATTTTGAAATTTTAATTGAGCTGTTTGATCTCTAATAACATTAGCTATATCTTGTTGATCAGAAAGAATATCTGCATCAATCCCTGCTCTTTTGGATAAAAGGTTAAGAAGTTCTTTCTCCAAAGAAATTTGATTTTGGACTTCTTTATTAAAATCCTTTTGATTTTGTATGTCTTTGCCATCAGCCATTTACAGAGATATTTGGTTATAAATATTAAAAGGCGTCATTTTTTTGACGCCTTTGTAACATATGTTGGAGGGGATATGTAGTTTGGGGGAATTTTGCTTTTATCTGGGTTAGATAAATCTATATTATTATCTGATTTTTTATAGGCTTCAGATTCTTTCTTTTTAGCATTAACTATTTGATTATAAGTTAATTTTCTTAACCATATAGGCATATTATATACAGTATAATATTCATACCCTCCCCCTCCATAATAAGTTATTTCATGGAGCTGTTGAAATAATGATTTACGATAATTAATTGTCAGGCCAAAAAAAGCCAACTGTAATTGGAATAGTAGCCTCCTCTTCTACCCCATCTACTTCATAATTGAATTTTAAATCAATATCTGGTTGGATATCTTTTATATGATTTCTTAAAGCTTTAGAATCTCTAGCTAACATATAGTTATCTACAAATTCTCTAATCATTTTCTTATCTTCATCACCATTTACAGATAAAATCATATATTTTAGACGAGTAGATAGTTCTGGGGATGCTTTTTTATCAATTTTTTGTAAACCTTTTATTTCAGCTTTAATTGCTTTATCATCTTTACCCGTTAAAAGTTTATATTCAATTACATTTCCTGATGAAGGTAGGGTAAATGTAAATCTATTTACACCTTTTTTAGGTAAATTACTTTCATCTATATGTTTAGGTTCCAATACAGATAAATCTACTACTCTTTCTTCTCCCAAATATTCAAAAACATAATCTTTACCATAACCTAAAACTCTAGCAGCTATCATGATGGCATTTCTATCTCCAACTATTAAATCATCATAATTAATTTTACTAACAATTAGTGATTTTAATAGTCTATCAATTACAGTACCATCTTTAATGTAGTTTTGGTTTGTTAAAATATCCTCTTCCCTAGCAGTCATATATTTCATTTCTATAACACCACTAGATAAGGGATTATCTTCAGGATAGATTAATCCTTTGGAAGGTAATTCTACTTGTTCAGTAGGGAACTTAAATTCGCTCATATAAATTTTATTTATTATAACTTAATTGTCAAATATAAATATTAAGATAAAAAAAAGCTTGACCAAGGCCAAGCTTAATTTTTAGTTTTTTAATAATATTTATTTTGCATCTTCAGCATTTGATGCTTTCACTTTATCAATGAATGACCAAAGTGTACCAACAAATGTGATAATAGCTCCAGTTACATCTTGAATAACGTCATCATCTGCTACTCCTTTCATAACTAGTAAACCACCACCGAATGTAAGGATGTGACGTATGATACCTAAAATTTGTTCCTGTTTCATAATTAGTTTGTATTTATTAAAATTATTAGAAGTTTAATATACAGTAATCCATTCCGATTGTCATATCAATGTTCTGAGCTTCATTTTCTGTATCCCAATTCATATCTGCAAATGATGCATCTTTAATAAATGCTCCTTTGATAATCCATTCTGATACAATATCACCTACAGGTCCAAGTACATTAATAGTTAAATCTTTTTTATAGAAATCAGAATAACCATCTCTACCTGTTACTGATTCGTGGTGTAAACGTACCCATTCCATTACCGCTTGAGCACCTGATGGTGTGATTGGGTCGAATAGGTTCATTGTTATATCATTCCATACTAATTTACCTTTTACTTTTCTGTAAACATTAATATGGTTGAGTACAATTTCATTTTGCGTAAATCCTAACCCACTTACACCCTTCAACAAATATGAAGGAAACCCATCAACATACATGATAAACCTATTGGCTACCTTGGGTTCAAACGCGGTAAAGAATATTTCATTCGGATCTAATACTGCCATTTTATCTTATATTTTTTTTATTCAATTATAAATATTGTATTTTCAAATTCTTATGCTGGGAATTCAGCTCCAGTTGGAAGAATGTTGAAATCTAAGTAAATGAACTCAGCTGTTTTAGTTGGTTGAACATATATAGCTCCTCTCAATTCATTTCTATCAATCACATCAGGTCCATTATTTGAATCATCCATTACAACTTTAAAGGCAAATAAACCTTGTCTTTGTTGTACTGATTCTAGATATGGGTTAACTTGACTTAAGAATGAATTTCTTGTAGCTGTTGTATTTTGTTCAAATACTAAATTATCAGCAACTTGTGAAATATAGTTTTTAAGAGCTATTAACAAACGTCTAACATTTACTCTATCTAAAGCACTTGCTTGTGCTTGTAATGTTTTCTGTCCAAATACTACTACTCCTCTACCTGGGAATGTTGCAAGTGGATTTACTTTTCCACTATATAAAGTATCTCTATTAGCTTGGGTTAATTTTCTTTCAACTCTAACTACATTACTTAATCCTCCTCTATTAATACCTGCAGGAGCAAACCATGCTTCTGCTGTATTATCATTATTAGCATAAACTCCAGGGATTAATGTTGAAGCTGGAACCCATACTAATTGTCCTGAGTCAGGATCAGTAACCATACACCAAGGCCAATATGAAGCCGCATATGATGTATCTTTACTTGCAGCTGTTGTTACTGTAGCTCCAATTGTAGAGTTATAAGCTTCTAAATCTAATATTACAATATTATCTCCTCTAGTTTCTGTGTTAGAAACTAAAGTATTTAAATTAGATGAATAATCAGATTGGTATAAACCAGGTGCTGTAATTATATTATATCTAAATTCGTCTTTATTAGCTAATAAATTAAATGCTGTAGTATAGTTACCACCTTTTAATCCTTGAGTATCTGTAGATGAAATATTTTGATAATATTTACCAGTTCCTGTTAAAATATTTCCTGAAGCATCTCCAAATGTACCTGAAGCAGCTACTGGAATTGATCCTGTGTATTGGTCTTTTGCTATTCCGGCATTATCAAAGTAATCAGGTGTTTTAGCATCTACTGATTTAACTCTAACATATCTAGAAGAATTAGCAAATGAACCACTCATTTGCAAGTAAACATCTGTTCCTGATCCTCTAACTACTTGTTTTTGATCACCAATAATTCTTGCTACATAATTAGATGCTTTTGGATCTAATGATAATCCATTAAATGTTTCTAATACTGATTTAGCGTTTGTTCTATCATTTCCTTGTCTAATGATAACACTAAATGTACCTGAAGATGTGTTTGGTGCTTGGATTTCCCATCTTAAATTATCAACAGAACCACTTTCTAAAGCTCCTGCACTATCTTCTGTACTTGTACTATTCATTATAGTACCTTCAGTAATAGTTTCTAATGTAAATGCATTAACAGCATCATCATTAGTAATAATAGATGATGTTGCT